TTGCTAACATCATTAGTCGTGGTAGTATTTTTAGCTCGTCTATTACGCTTGACGTTATCTTTACCATTGGCTCTCCTTGCATAATGTTTGATTATTTTTAGGTCTTTACAAATCATCAGAATGTAGCCGTTTTTATCGTACAGAATGTATTTTCTCTTGCGAAACATTACATACATTAAAGGTCAATTTTAACGCACACTACTTTACTGTTTTTTGTAGTAACTAAAGCTTCACTGCGGCGAAGGTCGACCTGGCAAGCTTCCTTAGTCGTGTGAGTGCTTACGTGAAAATGTTTAAAATCACCGGCGGGAGTGAGCATGAGCCATAAAAGTACAAACATATCAAAATTTAAGAATACCCATATAAACTAAGAACAAATATAATCCCCCAAAAAGAGCAACCCCGCCTAGCACGACGACGGCTACAGTCAACGCCGCCTCTGCACGTTTCTGCCTATCGATTTGCCTCTGCGCCTCTGCTGCTTTTCTCTCTTGGCGCACCTCTTTACGAATGTTTTGAAGCTCAGTATAGCTTGATAGCCCTCGATTATTGACGATTAGTTCTCGAAGGCTCTCCTCCGCATCCTTGGCAGCCATAGCGTCTAAGTAGGTTGCGAGACCTTCCTCCGAAGACCCTGAAAATATTGAATTTTTCTTTCTCGTATGTTTTGCTTTTGCGTCGTCCACTGTGTCAAAAAAACTTACTATTTCGTTTTTCATTGAATACAGTTGTTTGCCCGCTTTGATCCCAGTAGACAAACCGGCTAAAATAGTTAACGGGTCCATTTTTTTAACCTATGCGACTAATCACAGTAGCTAGCATTAAAATGATCGCACCCGATGCTCCAATTATGATATTCTGAATAAGCTTTACCCGCGTATAAAGGTCTTTTAGCTGTATTTTCACTATCGTCTTCACTTCAACCATATCTATATCGAGCTTATCGATACGGTCGTGCGCAGATACCGCAGTGCGTTTTTCTGCCATTACGCTAAGTCCTCGGTTATAAGTATTGCTATTGATTGGTCGTTAGGAAACGTTTCGATGCCACCGTTCGTATACGTCACCTCAAACTCTGCTAGGTAAGAGCCGGCTACAGCCGTATCCGTAGAGGTCCACACGTACTTAACGCTGCCAGTATTTGCATCGAGTACCGTTGCATCCGCGTCGGTTGTAGCCGCCGCTGCTCCTACTTTTTTCATATGAAATTTAACTGTCGCGGAGGTTAGGTCTATCGCCGTCCCATCGCCGTCTTGTAAGGTAGCCGCTATTTGTGGGCTAGTGTCGTTCTGTTTTATAGTAAAAGCCATTTTACACCTATGAAATTGTGACTCTGTTTCTTGAGATCCGTGACGGTATTGATACGACGCTGCGACTTACCGCTAAGTAATTTACGACGCGCGGAATGCTTGGGTCGTATGGAATGTTTGGCACAACCGGCGCACCAGTGACGATAGTGACCGCGCTTAAATTATTGAGTTCGCCTAGACCGAAATTAGGTATGCTTGGCGCACCAGTTGTAACGGCTGCTGCGACGAGCGCATTATTTTGCGTATATGCGACGCTATCTATCTGCGGCGCTCCAGAAGTTACACCGTCTAACGCGATAGCTTGCGCAACTGAAATAGGTATAGTCGGAACGTTAGGTGTGCCTGCACTTAGGCTCGCAATAACAAACGTTTCATCTTCACCAACGTTAGCCGCATTAACATTTGGTGCGCCAGATACTAGGTTTGGTGCGCTAAAGTTATAAATATGACCAACAATAACTCCTGGCAAGATCGGTGCGCCAGTCGCTACGTTTGCGGTTGTAAATGTTTCACGCTCAGAAACACTTGCCGCCTCGATACTTGGCGCGCCGCTAACAACTCCGTTAGCAGTTAGAGAGTGTTCTTGTGTTAAGTTTAAAGCCGTTACACTAGGTGAACCAGAGGCAAGGTCGGAAACGGTAAAGGTCTCGCGCTCAGCCATATTTGCATTACTGCAAACTGGTGCTCCACTAGCTACGCCGTTAGCCGTCAGAGCATGACCCTGATCGAGCGAAGGTGTCCCAATGGTTGGGAAACCAGTTACAATTGTAGGTGTAACAAATGTCTCGTCTTCAAATACTGGGGCAGATCCAATATCTGGTGAACCGACCACGATACTTACAGCATTAAACACGTGCTCTTGGGTGATCCCAGGAGTTCCCAAGTCGGGTGCGCCAGATACCAAGTTAGACGCTGCAAACGTTTCATCTTCTGCCATGATAGCCGCGCCAACATTAGGTGGACCGGCAGTCACTTCTGTAGCGTTGAGCGCTTGAGCTTCTATTATTAGTGGGCTGCCGACTGTCGGCGCTCCAGTTACTACGTTTGCAGTATTAAAAGTCTCGTCTTCCGATACTGGGGCAGTTCCAATATCTGGTGCATCTGAGGAAAAACCTACCGCAGTCAATGCGTGTTCTTGGGTGATCCCAGGAGTTCCCAAGTCGGGTGCGCCACTCTCGGTAGTAGAAGGGGAAGCTTCTACACCCTTATTAAAAGTAGGAGTCCCGACACTTGGCGCTCCAGAACTAACTGGTGAAGCTACAAAATTACTTGTGAGAGCTAGCGTTATAGTATCAGCAACGGGATTCCCACTTGCTAGATTACTAGCTACAAAGCTTTCTTCCTCGCCGATAGTTACTGAATCAACCCCTGGAGATCCGCTAGCAAAGCCGATAGCCGTAAAGCTATGGTTTTGCGTAATAGCGGTGGTTGCTACACTCGGAGATCCGCTAGCAAAGTCCGCAATCGTAAACGTTTCACGCTCAGCCATATTTGCATTACTGCAAACTGGGTTTCCAGAAACTACGTCTGTGGCAACTAAAACGTGACCCTGATTAAAAGCAGTGCTCGCTATTTCTGGTGCGCCAGAAGTTAAATCTGGTGCATTCAAATTTATAACTACAGTGACCGGCGCTGCACCTACTACTGGTGAATCAGTTGCTACAGAGTCGGCAATTAAATTACTAATTATGCTAACCGAAATGTCTGCTACATTTGCTGCACCCGACGTAACGGAAACTGGAGAGAAATTGCTTATTATTCCCACATCGAGACTGTCGACTACGGGGGGGTCTGTAGCTAGGTCACTTGTAGTAAGAGCGTGAATTTCAAGTATAGAAGGGCTGCCAACTACTGGCTCTCCGCTACTTAAATCAGAAATTGTAAACGTTTCACGCTCTGCAACATTAGCATTTGCAGCTACAGGGTTGGCAGTAGTAATGGCATTAGCGGTAAGGCTATGCTCTTGGGTTACTGAGATGCTCCCAACATCTGGTGCATCAGTCGCTACAGAGTCTGCGGTTAAAACGTGTACTTGTGTAATTCCAGGGCTACCGACCACTGGGCTATCTGTTGTAACATTATTCGCTGTAAAGTTGATAACAATGGTAACTGCAGGGCTACCTACTACTGGAGCGTCGCTTACTACATCGTTAGCCGTATGGTTACTTATAAGAGAGACGGTGGCACTATCTACTACGACTGCACCAGTTGCTACGTCGGAAGTCGCAAAAGTTTCTTCCTCAGAAACGGTAGCAGAGTCTGTAACAGGCGATCCAGTTGTAACGCCGTTAGCGGTTAAAATATGTCCTTGTATTAGTGAAGGGTTATCGAGGCTCGGACTGTCTGAGGCAAAATCTGCTATGGTAAACGTTTCGCGCTCAGCCATATTTGCATTTGCGCAGACGGGCGTACCGCTTAAAACGTTGCTCGCTGTTAGGGCGTGTACTTGGGTGATCGCGGGGCTAGCGATGCTAGGTGAACCGGCGCTAAGATCGCTAGTCGATAAACTGTGAATTTGGGTTAAAGATAGGGTGCTTACATCTGGTGCATCTGTGACTACACCACTTGCAGTTAAAGTGTGTACCTGAGTAATGCCAGGAGCGCCCAGGGACGGACTACCAGAAGCTAGATCGCTTGTGGTAAACGTTTCCTCCTCTGCCATATTTGCAGAGCTAACAATAGGTGAGCCTGTAGCTACACCAGTAGCAGTTAAAACATGACCTTGCGTCAGACTAAGAGACGCGACTGCCGGTGGTCCGCTTGCGGTATTTAGTCCAGTTAGCGCGTGTTCCTGATTAAATGACGGAGTATCTACTTGGGGAGCATCAGACGCTATTGCCGTAGCTGTAAAATTATGTATTTCTTGAACGGTTGCACTGCTAACGACAGGTGATCCCGTAATCACATCGTTAGCAGTAAAATTAATAACTAAGGTTATGGAAGCGTTTGCCACATCGGGTGCGCGCGCCTCAACGCCGGCAGCCGTAATGCTATGATTAGCTGGACCGCCGGAGTCAGCGACTGGTCGTTTTGCGAGGGCGTAAAATCCAAACATTAGATAATGCTAATCAAGGTTTTGTGGGCCAGTCAGCGTCTTCGAGATTAGGCCAATTATTGTGCGTCGGCAAATCACGAAGAGCCTGTCTATACGTTGCCATATCGGTTGCCATTGTAACATCTGACATGGCAGTCCAATCCGTATTCGCTAAAAGGCTGTTACGTGTGTCACGATTTTGTTCTGCCAGTTGTGCAGTAGCTTGCATAATATTCTCCCTAATAGCTTATTTTTGCGCCAAACCATCGATTTGCATCGTCGATATACGAGGCCGCGCTCGGAGGATTTACGATTAACAAATCTACGGTTTCGCCGGCGTCTAAGGTAATGACCCCTTGAATTGATGCGTTAGTGTAAATACCGAAGTTAATATTTGTCGCAGAGGCTGTACCTAGTGCATATCCCCACTGGTGAAATGTAACGCCACCGGTTGTGTAATTTGAACCACTTGCGCCCCAAACTATCCTATCGTTAGCCCCATTTTGTGCGTCATATGTAGAGCCTGTGGGAAAAGCTAGAAAATCATTTGTGGTATCATTAAACACGTGTGAGTATACTACTTGCCCACCGACTTCGTGATGACCACCATTATGGACTTGAATCCACCCTGCGCGAATACCGGCAAAATTTACACCTCTTAAACTATATCTATAGTCACTGTTATTCATACTGGTACTGTTTTGATACCGAAATTGCGTACCACCGCCCACATAAAAAGTAGTAGCTGCGTCAGAATCTGCTGTCAAAACTAAGGTATTGGAATCGCTATATTTTGTCCTGTTTTCCGCGACAGGCGTACTACTCGATGGTGCGCCACCTCCTCCTCCTCCTCCTCCAGAAGCTGCTGCGAAACTTAATGATCCAGACCCATCTGAAGTTAAAACACTATTGGCGTCACCGTCGGACGTAGGAAAAGTAAACGTATCGGCAAAAGTAGCGAAGTTTGCATCACCAAGCGGCGCGGTCTTAACTAGCCCACCCATGCCCGAATGTGCCGAACAATGGTAGAAAATTCTGTCTGGAGCGTCTTGTTCTAAGGTCACCTCGACGTAAGCACCGGCAGATCCCGCAGTGCCAACCGTCGTAATCCCTGTGGTAAAAGATGAGCCACCGCCGTTGGTTTGCGTACTAAAAACAAAAGGGTGCGTGGAATTTGAAGCATCGCTATTATCAAAGCGATAAGTCAGCCCTTTTGAAAGGGACGCACTTTGTTGAGATGTTCCGTCTAGTACAAATTTACTATTTGCGACGGTAACTGTAATTGTGGCGGCAATTGCTTTTCCGGACGTGTTTATACTTGGTGCAAACTTTGCTAGATTTCTGTTAATACTCATTTTTTAATCCTAGATAGCATACTGGTTAACTTGCAAAATATCTCCAGTCGAAGCTCCGGAGACGAGGGTGACCGTAGTTCCCGAAATGGTATAGTCGGTCGTAATTAATAATAATAATCCATTTAAAAAAACGCTGCTTTTAGCAGTATTAAAAGTACCGGTGAATGCGGTCTGTCCCGACGTAGCCGTGAACGATGTGGTGGTAAAATTACCGGCACTCGCACCGCCATATTCGACCACCTCTACGAGGTCGCCAACCGAAGCAGCCGAGCCTAAAACCAAGCTAGTCCCATTACTTGCGGTGAATGAAGAACTATCTAATTTTGCCCCATTCATAAACACCAGAATATTATTTACATTGTAATTTACCGAAAATGTTGTCTGACCGGCAGTCGCCGTAAAAGACGAAAAATTATGCGCTGCACCAGATAAAGTTAAATCGTCGGCAGAAGGTGATATAAACACCGTAGATGTACCAGTCAGATTTATTAAATTACCAGTAGACGAAGACTTTAAAACGCGGGTGAGGGTAGCCGAAGAGTCTGTGTAGACGCCCTCGCCAATCTCCCAGTCTGAGCCATTAGCGTGTTCAATCACGTAACGAACACTGTCTCCGTCTTGGATACCGCCTTGGATAAAAGTCTGATAGCCAGTATCCGCAGACCCAAGAGTGACTGTTCCTGTTCCAGTCGTAGACGTGGAAACTTTAACGCGATCTGCGAATTTGACCATTTACTTCTCCAATTTTTTTCCATCGGATTCGGATTCCGACGAAGGTTGCTTATGGTCGATAGCGAAGTCTTTATCGTCCATTTTTTTTGCGTGTTCGTCGGAAACTACCGAAAAATCGTGGCTCTTAGTCATCACCATTATCTTAGCTCGGATCTGGTATGCCGATTGCAAAACTCGCAACCGTAAAAGTGTTACCACTCGTAACTGACTGTGATGCAGATAGTGCGCCAGTGACTAACAAGCGAGTGTTACTTACATCGACGATTGCGTAGTGTGTAGCAGTGCCTGTGGCGGTGATACTTCCGTCTGAAATTGCTGCGACAGTTACTTCTCTGCCACCACCACTTCTATCAGCCGGTGCGCCTATGGATAATGATGTGGAGTTACCTAAAGCGTGGGTCGCGTTAGCTTCCGTGTACGTGGTAGACTCCTGTGAGGTCACTAATATTTTTGATGCTTCGGTATCCAAAACAGTCAAGCCGTTATCAAAAACGCGGTCGTTTAAAGTAGCCATTTTAATGCTTCCCTTCTGTTAAATTTATGGCATACGCCATTTACGATGATTGGTGAGGTTTCCCTCGTTTATGGCAGCGTGGGCCATGCCGGTTCGAGAGGATCAAAAGCGTCGCTTTGCGGTAGATCTCTCAAATTCTGTCTATAATTTTGATAGTTAGTTTTTACGCTTGCGCTTAGTGGACTATCGTTTGCTTGCGTCCAGTCAGTTTCCGCTAAACGCTTGTTACGCTCTATTCTAAAATCAAGCAGTAATTCTTCTATATATTGGTTACTAATCTCTGTATCGGTCGGTATAACTAGTGTGCCGTTTACACAAGTCGATAACGGACTCTGTATACCTTCTTTTAAATAACCACCAATTGGTATCATATTTGTAATACTTGCAGACGAACAGGTTACGCTCATAAAGAACGAACCATCGCCGTGATATATCGTATATTCCATTTTTTAACCTGACAGAATTAAGGCTGCGACAGTCCCTTGTGATCCACCACCGCCACTATCATTTCCTCGTAATTGTATTGTGAAACCTACCGACCCGCTAGTTGCGGTCGTCGTACCAGTCATAACAACTGGGTAAAATTCTTTAAGACCCGATATAGTAATACTTCCCTCTTTTGCCTTTATATCTCTATACGCCGTACTAACTAAAGTTACGCCAGTAGCGGTGGGTGTGACTCTCAAAAAAGGACTGTCTACGTTATTAGCATGACCACCCATCTGTCCGACGACAATAACGCTTGCGCCTACTTTCACTCCCGAAAATGAAATAGTCACACTTGCGGCTGTACCGTTTCTAGTGAGGGAGTTGCTAAACACGGTAGAATTAGCTTGCCCAAGGGCGGGAAAGCGATCCACATCAAGCGTACCTGCCGTAATTTTGGCAGCGTCTAAACTACCAATTTTTGCACTTGTAACCGCTAAGTCCGCTATCTTAGCCGCCGTGATTGCGGCGTCTTCAATTTTTACGTTTTGTATAATCCCGTCAGTAATTTGCGCGGCGCTTGTAATTATTCCGGCGGTCGCCAAAAGACCACCAGTAATCGTGTTAGCAACAAGCTTGTCGCCGGTAATCACGCCGGTTGCGATTTTATCGGCTGTTATTACGCCGGCGGCTATTTTTGCTGACTCAATAGCGTTAGCGGCTATCTCATTTGCACCAACTGCATTTGCACTAATCTTGCCGGCTGTTATTGCATCGTCTGCTATTTTAGCTTCTGTAATTACTCCAGTAGGTATCTGACTTGCGGCTATTGATCCCGTTAATTCAGAAAAACTTTCTGCGCCACCCGCAGCCACGACCCATTGACTGCCGGTCCAATTATACAATTTACTGTCAGTCGTTAAAAAGACAGTCTGCCCTGTAAATGCACCGCTAGAAGGCAGTGACGTAACTGGTTCGACTAAGTCTACGCCGCCGTCTATAAATATCTGCCGGATGCCATTTTCAAAATCTGCATCGTTTAAATAAGTCGTCGTTGCATTTACGCTAGAAGTAAACGCTGACTTGTTTCCAGAGTAATCTACAGATTTTAGAAAATAGTATTTTGTCTGACTTAACCCTAAGTTTGTTCGTGTAAAAGTATCGCCACTTGAGTTTCCAACCTTGGTTGCGCCAGAACTACTATTGCTAGAATTTTCGTAGATTTCCACAAAGTTAAGGTCACTGTCTGCAGGGTTAGTCCAGTTAATAGTTATAAATTTAAAACCACCAGAAGCACTAATTGAGGTTGGAAGTCCTGGCGCCGAGGTGTCGCCACCGCCGGTAAATGTAGCAGTGACATAAGGCCCTTTATTTCCTTTGACAGTAACGGCTCTAACTCGAAAAGTATATTCTAAGGCGTCGACCAGTGGACTTATTTCTATACTGGTTTCAGTCGTTTGCGTTGCATGAAAACTGCTATCGCTCGTGACTTTATATTCTACCTCATAATGTGAGATAAAAAGGTTTGTCGGCGCAGTCCACGAAACAATAGCAGAATGCACAAACGTTCCGTCCCCTGCAGTCCGACCACCGCCAGAGATAGTAAGGCTAGCAATAGTGAGATTTGCAGTTACTGACGGCAATGTACTATCGTTATTATTTATAGCGTTTTCTTCGGCGCTCCAAGAGAACGCTGCGCTAGAGGTTTCGCGCAAAGTAAGGTTTACCCTTAAATCACCCGCACTCGATGAGTTGCTAAACTTCCACCCGACAACTTCAAAATCTTTATTACTAAAGCCATAGCGAGAATTTGTAATCCCAACTATATCGCCAACCTGGACATCAAAAGCATCTAAACCAAAATCGGCGCTAAATGTCATTTGCTCTCGCGCTCTAAACAAAGTCATTTTAGCTAACCGTTGAGCCATAATAGACGAGGTTGTAAACGGTAAAGTAAGGTCTAAAGCACTTTCGACATTATTATCATTAGATATAAAAGTTGTACTTCTGACCTCTGGGTAGTCTGTCTGTATGTAATCCTCAGTTGCATCGTTGAACGTGCCTCGGACTATGTTAAAATTATCCCGACGCGAGTGTTTAGTTTCTAAGGTAACGCCGCTACGAAGGTCGTCGACTGTAAACGTTTTGACAGAACTAGTATACTCTCCGACCTTAAGTTGCCATTTGCCTTGACCCCAAAATAAAGTTGCGGCGGCACAAGTCATCATATCGCCCAAAATATCACTTGGGCTTCTGTCTAGACTAATAACGCCATTCATTTCATAACGTTTTTCTGTACCGCCGGCTGAAAGCGAAACTGTTTCGTCACAACTATTAGCCGCAGCCGAAAACACAGTGTCGTTAGTATCGCCAGTATTATCTACACCGTAGTCCGAAACCAAATAATCACGGATGCAGAGTGCGGCATTCGCACTATACGCGGTAGAACCACTGCGTGGATCGTAAACCTTTTTGCCTTGAACCTTTGCAGTAAAAAGTGGGATGCCTTCCGCAAATACGTTTTGGTCATATTCTAACCTAATGTATAAACAGGCGATGCCTTCACCCTTGAAGTTTGTATGCTCGTTGTTACTTGGCGCGCTCCCGTCGACCTCAAACGCTGGTCCGTCTGTTATGCCACTTAATGTTGAGTATACGTTCTGATTATCTGCACCCAAAAATTTGCGGATATAGACTTTAGAATTACCACTACCATCTTTCCATTTTGCCGACGAGACATAATGGTCTGTGCCGATAGCCTCTACTTCGTCGTTAATATATACGTCACCGATTTGGTTAACCTCATGTCCGGCTAAACAAATTATTTGGTGCAGATATTTATTTGTAGCGCCTGTGGATTCGACAAACGTTACGACACCGCCTTTCCGTATTTCACCATATACAATCTCTTGAGGGCCAGTACCTGTGCGCGCATTTGACAAAAGACCAGTTGAGCTACCCATCGCGCCAAAATCGGGCTTTGGCATTAACGCTTTTAACGCCCAAGATGTGACCGCACTCACGGCTAAATATGTTATCGCCTTAGTAATAAATATCTGACTGGCGGTTGCACTGGCTAATATATTGCCGCCGAACAGTATAAACGGATCTCTCGGAGCACGTTCCCAAGCAGTGTAGCTAGCAATCGTATAATCACCCAAAGAATATTTTTTCAAGCTAACACCCACGAATTACTGATTTGCTCTACTGGCAAACTTATTAAACCTTTTGAACCTAAAAAAACCGCGCTGCTACCGACACATATTCCGAGAGCTTCACCGAGCACCCACCTCCTGGTTGCTTTTGTAGTTACAAGCGCTCCTCTTGGCGGCACATAATTTATTCTTTTTAATTTAGCGTCTAAAGCTTCCTCTATAGTTCTAAACTTAAAAACTTTTCTTAATTCGTCGCGCTTTAAATACAGACCATTACTTGTATACTTACCAACCCAGTCGTCTGCGTACCCAACGCCGTACATCACTCGATAAGCACCATTCGTAAAAATAAAGCAGTCATTTGTATGCCATTGAAAACCTAAATTTCGCTGCGCCTTAATAAACAAGTTAAGCGCTTCAAAATTAGGCGGTATCATCGCCATCTACAGTCTCACGACCCCAAGCAATTGATTTGTCTTGTAGCGGTGCGACCCAATCAAAAAATGTATCAGTTCCAGATAAGTTTTTACTGACGCGTACTGACTTGTGGCTTTCGCTTGTGTATCTTCGGTTAGCCGGTCGTTCTAAGGTTATAAGTCTACTCTCAACAGTAAGCTCTATAGTAGAACTATCAGCCTCGTCCGTAATGGTCATAGTATCCATATAACCTGAAAAGACCTCAACAGTGTCGGAAACTCCTTTGACACCCCAGTGTATTTTTACTAATCGACCCTGATAATGTTCTGTCAAAGCATAAGTGAGTATGCCGCTATCCAAACCAGTTAGAGAAAGTTTAGTGCCGCGCGCACTCAAATCCGACGCCTCTTCTAGTCCCTCTATATTGAGTAAATTACCTGTCCCTGTGTAGGTTGTACTGCCAATAGTCTTGTCGCCGTAACCGGTCCAAAGATATAAAGGTGAAGTATCAAAATTTAAATCTACCGCATAAAACGGCTCTATCTCGTTATTACTAAGCGCAGAGAGTAGGGCAGAAGGAACGACGCGACTCATACGACCTCCGCAGCTCCAAAAGAAATTCCATACACGGCTAACTGATTTACACTGTAAGCAGTCTCGTTACTAACTAATCTAAATAAACCTTGCGCGCTTGTAAGATCTGCACTCACCCCAGAGCGCGTTTTTCTTAAAGCCGGCCATATTTCCAGATCGGCTGCTGATCCCGTACCAGTAAAATCCACCAATACTTTATGCAATGTGCTATCTGAGCCTGTACCTAAACTAAAAAAATCACCGGCTTTTAAGGTTTGACCGTTAGTCGCAGTCGCTGCAACCGTTTCATCACCGGCACTACCCGAAATAGAAACCGCAGTAGCTGAGCCTCGAATAGAGTTACTTATCGGATCGCTCAGCAAAAACGTACCATGCCGACCGCGCAAAGAAAGTAACCAGGCGACCCAAGTCTCTGCATCATCGCGTCGCATAGGTTTAAGAGTAATGTCTATTTGCCATTGTTGACCTGAATACGTGTGCGTCTGTCCCGCAAACGTAAACGGAGACTGACTGTAAGCAACCGCGTTGACCGCCCTAAACTCAACAGACCTAATTGTTGTCTGGTTAGGCAAGCTAAGAGGGTAGGTTATCGCCATCAGCTAAACGCCCTTCCATAAGAACCACCGCGTCTTTTGCTATCCGCTACAGCCGCTTTTGCCGTTTCCGCTATTTGGGGAAGCAATGTTTTTATTTCATTTCTAACGGTTTGTTGTACGCCAGTAGTTATATTTATGGTCTGATTTACGGTAACACCGTCTCCACCACCGAGCGCCGCTTTCGACTGTGGAACGGATAATATTCGTCCGGCAGTTGAAGGTACAAATACTTCTCTGCCATGCTCACCCACGACCGTAGGTTGACCGGCATAAATTGCACCACCGGCAGCATTATTTGTACCGGCGACGGGAGGGCCGCCACTGCTTACGCCTAAGAAACCCATCGCACTATTAACCAATCTCTGTACCACTAGAACGCGGTATAACTCACGGATAACAGTCTGTGCCGAGGATTTTAAGACGTCCTTAAACGAACTTGCGCCATCGAGCGCAGCCATGAAAGTATCTTCAAATGCGCGTTCTAAACTTCCGGCGACACTCTCTAGATCTTTAAAATCGCCAGATAAACCTACGACTGCACCTCGTAATAATACAACATCTTCCGTGACGAGATTAGGGTTAGTCGCCTCTGCCCTAAGTGGGTCTTTGGGTGGATCAAGTAAATCTTTAAGTGCGTTGATCTGATCCCTTAGTGCATTGAAACGCTCAAGCTCTTTTTGAATAGCTATTTCTGTAATTTTGATTTGCTGTTTCCGCGTCTTAACTATTCTTGACTCTGTACCCACTATTCCAGGTCTATTTTCAGCCTCCGATAGGCTCTCTTGTATTTTTACTAGCTTAACATTCATATCTGACAATTTGGTCATGGATTTATCCAGTTCCTTTTCTAAGTCAGAAAGCTTACTCCTATCAGTCTGGACGTTAAATATTTCCGCTAACCCAAGTGCGGTTGTCATAAAAAATCTATTGGCACTAGTGGTCATTTTCTCCATAATTTCTTCAAATTCTTTGCGCAACTCAGAAGCATCGCTAACTAAATCTGAGCTAAGTATTACGCCTAATTTTTGTGCTTTCTCTCCTAGGTTGTCCATCGCTTCGCCGTTATTTAATAATAGCGGAGTTAAGACCGTCGCATCATTTGCTAGTGCTTCCATAAAGAAAGTAAGTTGCTGTTGATTGACTCCGGCTTCCTCTAAGGTTTTCACATATAACCCAAGAGCTTGATCGGAACTTAGACCACGAAATGCCTCGGCTGTTATACCTACTTTGGGTGCAACCGTCTCAAAGAAATCCGCTAACGGACCTGCGCCCGTAACAAGAAAGTCCCCAAATTTGTCATTAACGTCCTTTAGTATATCGGCTACTTTATCCTGTTCAATACCCACCGTTTTTGCCGCAAATGCAAAACGTTGAAAGTCTTCAACATTAGTGCCGGCAAGCGACGATAGGTTAGTTAACTCTTTAGCTAAACGTGTAGCGTTATCTATTTGACGCGTAAGACCGGCTGTTAATACACCCGCCGATATAGCACCGCCAAACCGGTTGAAAACCTCGGTAAGGCCATTCATAGCTTTTGTAGTTTTATTAAGGTCTTTAGTGCTTTTTTTCCCAAATCGCTCGACGCGTCTAGACGCTCGATCCATTGCGCGTGTAAATTCTTTATCCCGCGCAGACAGGATAACGTTTAACTGTTGTGCACTTACTGCCATTTTATCCGTACCTTAACGCTAGCTCTTGCGCTTCCTCCAGGCTAGGAGCATTTCTGCCGGCCTTTTTAGGAGTGTGCGCGTCTTGCCAACCCTTAAAAACATTGAAAGTGTCTAGGGGTATTTGATCTCTTATCTCTTCTGGTTTTAAACCGGCTACAATTCCGTTTTGTATTAGCTGACGGACTTCAAGCTTTCTGGGCGTGGGCTGCTTGCTTTTTTTTTAGTTTCTACCTCTTCAAACGCCTCTGGCATAAACGCAACCCCAAGAACCGCCTGTGCAATTGCGTAAAGCTTCAACAAGTCAGACGGACCAGCGTTTTCAACTATCCGATCCGCATCTTCATCTTTTTGTCCACCACCTACTAGACCCAAGGCAACCAAGTCTTTAACTTCTTTACTACTTGGTTTTTTACTACGACCAAAAAAGCCATCCCAAACATCAAAAATGCCTCGATGCGTGTCTTCAAATCTTTCAATTTCACGATTTCGTAATAGTAGGACGTAAGAGGCATCACCAATGGTTTCGGTCATGCCTCCACGTGGAGCAATTGCAGTTATAGCCATTAGGCAGCCGTAAATGTAACAGTACCGTTGCTTTCCATAGCAGAGCTAAAGGTCACACCACCCTCAGTTTCACCGCCAAACTCAAGACTGGTCACTCTGAAGTTACCCGCATAAGTCCCAAAATCGGGGACGAGCAATTGAAAATTGCACGAACTATCCGAGGCCATCGCCACAGTATTCAACCTAGCTTCACTCGTCTCATCTAAAAAAACACCGTCCGCAGAAAGTGACATAGATTTCAAACCATTTAAACTTGCGGCAAATAATGCACCACCTGGAGTTGACGCATCTGGCGTTGTGACGTCAATTGCTGAGTTATTTATTGTCAAAGTCTTGCTGTTTACACCGGCAAGGTTAGTGAACGTTTCCGACCCTGAACCGTCGCCAATTTTCAGAAGCATTGCTCTTCCGAGTTGTTTAGCCATTTTCGTTTCCTTCCGTTAAGTTTGTTGCATCATTGCCGTAAATAATACCGACGCTTTATGGCCTCTATCGTCAGCAATTTTTGTCACGCTGTAACTTTCGCAGCGTAATTCGATAAGGTTAAAACCAGTCAAAGAAACGGCTGTTTCCTGTCTATGAAGTGCTAGTCGTACTGCCTCCGCTATTTGGGCGCACTCAACGCGTCCAGTAGTCTGCGAAAACGCCTCAACATTCATACTAACTTCGGCACTTATATCGCCGTCAGTATCGTCCGCACTGGGCGTTATATTCCCAAATCGTATAAACGGATACGTGGCAGGCACTGGTGGCTCGTCATATATGCGCGTCGAAACGATTGCAGTGGTCGCACTGTTGGCTGCTAAAGTTGCAAGCACTCCTTTTTGAAGCTCCAAAGCGAAACTATTACTCATGCAAGACCTACTTCTTTAACTGCTTTACGGATTGCGCTTTTTACTCTGTTATTATGTCTTCGACCGATTATTATTTGTGTGCCGCGCATAAATTTTACTGGATCAGTATACCCACTAAATTTTTTACCAGTCTTTCGAGGATATCGACTTGAACGTGTATATCTTCGACCAAATTCGACTGAGAGAGCCTTTATTTGGCTTTCTGCGTCGGGTGGCGCAGCTTCAATTGAAGCAATAATTTCACCGCCCTCAGTTCTAGTTGCACGTTTTACTTCAACCTTTGTGTGTATTCCATCCCGAAGGTCGCCCTGGTCGACTGGAGCAAGTGTTTTTGCTATGCGTAACCCTTGCCGCAAAGAGAGCCTAATCGCTTTGAAAATATATTTTCTTTGTTTCGTCGGTAACTGTTTAAATGCTTTCTGCGTACCACGAAATTCTACCCTCACGCAGCGACGCCTTTTTCTAAAAGAAACTCAGTAATATCGTTTTTGTTATTTGGGCTAATAATCGATTTTATAGCCCATATAGTGTTTCGAGCAATGACCCTATCAGATAGCGTTACAGCTTTCACATTTGTATCGGTTCTGACTTTCATACGCGCTAGCGAAACATCTTCAAAAGCACCAGATTCGTCCTGCATAGACCCAAGACGCTCTACCAAATGAGCAAAACGCGATATAAGTTCAGACCAACTATCTTGCGTTACGTTTCCAAATTCGTCAGTTGTTGCAGCCATTCTTTGGAATGATACACGATCTCGATACATACCGGCTCTAGCCATACCAACTGTTTCTTTCCATATTTAACATAGCCTCAACGCCATAAGGCATGGTTTTACTATTAACCCCAATTAATTCACTTTCACGATTTTCGTAATGGTGAGCGACAAGCATTTTTAAGGCGTGTTTGACTGTAGCCGGCACAGATGCCGCAGTGTCGCCGTAGCCGATCACATAATTAATTTTGATTGCGTCTTCGCGGTTAAATACGACAGGCCACGTGTTTCCGTTTTTAGGATAAACAGTCACGTAACCTTTCGTGCCAATAACATAATAATTAGACAAAGTATCGGTCTGCAAAGTATTATTAGCGTCGTAATACTGAATTGACGATACACTTTGAACCGGTCCTAAACTTAAGCGAACAGTGCTTATATTTGGACTAAAACATTCTGACCAGGTTTGAGTTATTATTCCTTTGCCAAGCGAACCAGTTGCATCGACGTAAGCCATAGCGACGGTTATTAGATCACCAATCACTACGTCGTCGTCAGAATGCTCAACTCGCATATGCCTTTTTGCCTCTGCAATAGTTACTGGGATGATTGTCGGCGCAGTTACCAAACTTAATCGATGCTGAAGAGGCAGAGTCATTTTTTATTCCTTAACTGCGGTTTTTTTCTCAACAACTTCCTTAACGGCTTTCTCAACTTTTCTGACTTCAACGATTTCTGCAATACCACGCTCTACATAACGCTGAACCGCATCGGGATCGTTTATTTCAACTATGTCGCCGGCGTTATGACTAAAATCTATCCCCGCCATACTTTGCAATAATTTAACTTTCATTTTTAACCTCCTAAAAAGGGCAGGGTGGAGGTACACACCCTGCCGTTGTTTTTACGCTTGAGTTAGCACCTTCACCGCAGCCGTATCACTTAGGCAGCCGTCAAAACGGATATAACCTAAGATGCCGAAGTCTGGAGCAAAACGCTCACGTGCTACATACAACGCCGGAGCGCCTACTTTACGCACGTAATAGGCTGACATATCGCCAAACAGTACGGTCTTTTTAGCCGTAGCGATTTCGTCCATATCTTGGTTAACCACAACTGGATACCCTAAGATATTTTGAGGTGTTCCAACTTGGAAGTCGCCCATTTGCCATAGGTAGTTGCCTTGACCGTCTTTTAGCTTTCTAACTGCTTTAAGAGTACTATCGTGCATCATAATCGCAGCGTTAGGTGTATCCCGATAAGCAGGGTCTACGCTATGGATAAGATCGATAATCTCATCTGCGGTTAACGCGGTAGCAGAAGCGGCAGTGACCCCTGCGGCGGCATTGGTTACAATACCTTCGACGTCTGAACTACCAGATCCGGTGGTCAGTTTTGCGTTAGCTTTACGACCCATTCTTTCACCGAGTAAACGCCCTAAGAGCGACTCCATATTAAGAACGCTATCGGCGTTTAACTCTGCGGACCATCTGACCCATTCAGTATTAAAGCCAAAAGCCCCAAGGCTCTTGTTGGCAAATACAGCATCTTTTCCACCGTCATCGGTCGGCTGTGTACCCTCAGTATGTGCCTCCGCAGTTTTAGCCGTGTCGTCGATAGTCGGAATATTAAATGTGTTTCCGGAGGTATCGTTAATAACGTTAAATATTGGGTTGCTATACATAGGGCCAAAAGCCTTCATGCTCTCGACAATAAAGTTAGCTAGCTCAACCGGAACGGTAAAACCACCGGCTGTATTTGTGCCGGCTACTTGAACGCGGTTTTCTTTTAAAACGTTACGAACTTCTGGATCGACGTAAGCCTCACCTCCGTTTGCAATGTATTCCGCAAACGCTAGTCGGTATTCCATAGTCTGACCCGCGTCTACCGCCGGCGCACTACGATCTTCTACTTCTGGCATTTTTGAGGTGTCAGGTTTAATTACCGCGTCTAAAGCTTGCTTTAACCTTTCCTCGCGTAATATGCGCTCTTTAATTTTATCGTGAGATTGCATAATTTTATCAAAATCAGACTCAATTTCCGCAGCTCGCTCTTCTGGAGTGTCGTCTACAATTTCGTCTAGTTTAGAACGAGCTTGAGTGGCAATTTTTGCCATTTCCTCGTTAAGTTCCCTAATATCAGCCATTTCTAGCTCCTTTTAATTGTTGGGGGAGAGTTTTTGCCTTCATGCGCAATCGTCGCGCTGCTTGGCTACGTTTTTGACGTTTACGGTGCAGCTCCAGGCTATCGAGCGCGCTTCTAATTCCTATAGAAGTGGACTCATAGGCGGGGGTCGTCACGATACTCACATCATGTAGCTCCGCTTCTGTAATGACTCTTTGCGGCATATCTTCCGCATCGCTCCATTTTTGGCGGGTCGGCACGAATGCAAACGACATTTTATCCAGATCGCCACGTTTCATTTTTGGGACGATACTACGGACATCGGGATCTGAAGGGTCTAGGCTAGCTCTGATTTTTAAGCCTTTTTCGTCTTCGGATAATTCTAAAGTGCCTGATCTAGTGCGGGCGAGTGGTAAACCTGTGTGATTTACTAGAAAAACTACGTCGTCTCGATTTACCGCGTCAGTAAAAGCGCCTCTCGCAATACTTTCGCGCCACTTTCCACCAATAACAGTCTCTGAATCAAAAACAGCCGCGTAACCCTCAACATTTATACCGCCATCGTCTGTCTCTCGTATTTCAATATCGCTAGAGGGGCGAGATTCACGCCTATACTTGTCTTTATCTTTGTCCTTGCCATAGCCGGCTTCATCTAGTTCCATATCCACCTCATCTTCTTGGGATTGATCCGATTTACCAAAAGTGATTACTATCTGTGTCTCGGTTTCTTCGATTTTTTGAATATGACGCTCTGACCTATTGTCCATAAATCTATCCTCATCTGTATTTGCGTATCTATTTGCGAAACTTCGAGCACTCGACCCTCCCCAAAGTAACCAAGCGACTTTGAAAGCAGACGGACCGCCGTCGGGTTGCTCTTTTGCATAGTCCCTGTCGTAATTCGCACCAAACCGCGCGAAAAATGCTTTCATA